GTCATTACAAAAGTATGGTCATACAGCCATCAGAGTTTATAAATAAAAATGACTTGCCCTTTGCAGAAGGCAACGCTATAAAATATTTGTGCAGGCACAAACAGAAAAATCAGAAAGAAGATTTATTAAAAGCTAAACATTACATTGATATGGCAATTGAAAGAGATTACCCAGAAAAAAAAGATTTCTTAGAAGAAGCTGAGAAAGAGAAAAAAGAATTAGAAGAATCTTACAAAGAATCAAGGAGACAAACGGAAGAACGTAAACCAAACCCAGGGAGGATAATTAAAAAATAATGGCACTGCCTGAATTTAGCGATATGGATTTAACTGGTGTTGATACAGTTGCTATTGACTTAGAAACACATGATCCAGATTTAAAAACTTTAGGCTCAGGGGCCATAAGAGGTAAAGGTAAAGTATGTGGAATTGCTATAGCTTATAACGACGAGAGATTTTATTTTCCCATAAGACACAGTGTTAAGAATGAAAACATTCCCGTTAAGTTTGCATGGAAAATTTTAAATAAAAAAATATTTCAAAATAAAAGTATTACCAAGGTATTTCATAACGCGATGTATGATGTATGTTGGATTAGACAAGAATCAGGGCTCATGGTTCAAGGACCAATTGTAGATACAATGATAGCTGCGGCTATCATTGATGAAAACAGAATGAGATACTCTTTAGATTCTTTGTCAAGAGACTATCTAAAGGAGACAAAATACAAATACGATCTCGAAGAAAACTCTGTTGAAGTATATGGAGTCAGTGATGCAATTAGTAACATGCACATGCTTCCTTATGAGGGCGTTAAAGATTACGCAGAGCAAGACGTCAATTTAACACTTAAACTATGGAATCTTTTTAAAGATAAAATAGATTCCCCTATTAATACTAATGGTAAAGTTAAGTCTCTAAGAAACATATTTAATTTAGAAATGGAACTATTTCCATGTTTAGTAGATATGAGGTTTAAAGGAGTAAGAGTAGATACAAGTAAAGCTAAAACTCTAGGTAAAGATCTAAAAAAACGACAAGACAGAATTATTAAATATATAAAAAAAAGAACAGATATAAAAATAGAATTATGGTCTGCTGATTCTATACAAAAATTATTAGATAAGTTAGGGGTAAAGGATTATAAAACTACGCCTAAATCAGGGCGCGCAAGTTTACCAAAAAATTACTTAGAATCACACCCTAATATTTATTTAAAATTGATTGCAAGAGCGCGCGCCTATGATAAATTAGTTAACGTTTTTGTTAACGGTCTTTTAAAGTTTGTACATAATGGCAGAATTCATGCAGAGATAAACCAGCTCAGGTCTGAAAAAGCAGGTACTGTTACTGGAAGATTTTCAATGTCTAAACCTAACTTACAACAAATTCCTTCAAGAGGTAAATACGGTAAAATTATACGTTCATTTTTTTTACCTGAAGAGGGCGAACAGTGGGGCTCTTTTGATTACTCACAGCAAGAACCAAGGCTAGTTGTGCATTACGCACTTAAAAATAAATTACCTGGCGTAGAAGACATGGCTGAAGCTTACAAAAAAAATCCGGACACAGATTTTCATGACATTGTTGCAAAGATGGCGAAGATTACTAGAACCCAAGCCAAGACTATTAATCTTGGTTTATTTTACGGAATGGGTAAAAATAAATTAGCTGCATCTTTAGAACTAGATAACGAAGAAGCTAAAGAATTATTTAATCAGTACCACAGACAAGTTCCTTTTGTTAGAAATCTATCGAACGGTTTAATTAATTTTGCCGAAGTTAATAAAAACATATTCACTTTGGAAGATAGGTTTTGCAGGTTTGATAGATGGGAGCCGAGAGCTAAGGACTGGGACAAAGATAAGGGAGCATTTGTTTATACTGAGTATGTAGAAAAAGAAGAGAATGGTAAAAAAATAAAAGAATTACAGCATAACCCTGTTCCAATAATGAAAAGAAAAGAAGCTCAAGATCATTATTTAGCTAACAGATCAAGAAGTCTAGAGGAAAATGACCCTCATTGTTTAGAATTCGAAAAGCATTATAAGCCAGCATTTACTTACAAAGCTTTAAATAAGTTAATACAGGGGTCAGCTGCAGATATGACCAAAAAAGCCATGATAGACCTGTACAAAGTAGGTATTTTACCTCATATACAAATACATGATGAGCTGTGTTTATCCATAGGGAGTAGGGAAAAAGCTGTGTTGGTTAAAAAAACTATGGAAGAGGCAATTATTTTATTGGTCCCCAATAAAGTTAATTATAAAAAAGGCAGTAATTGGGGAAACATAGAAAAAGATAAAAAAGATCTTACCTAAATGTAAATGTTCCTGTATAATACTAACAACTAAAATAGGAATTATTATGTTGATATATGGAAAAACACCAAACGACTACTTGAAATTAGCTAAAGCACATAAGAAAAAAGTTGCTATAGGATTAATAGTAGTTGCAGTCTTATATTGTATATTTTAATATACACCCCGCAATAACTTTGCGCTAAATAATCAAATAATTATAGAGAAGTTGGAAAACAACAGGGTTAAAAATGATTAAAAATTTATGGAAAAAATTTGTTAGTTGGCTTTTTGATTGGCAAAAAGAAGAACCAGTTATATTAGAGGATGAAGAAAAATATTTAGAAGACGAAGCAAGGATGGCACAACATTTTGAAGATAAGATAGTTGAGCCTGAAAAAATTCAATGTAACACACACTCAAGATTTAAAAAGTCTTGTCCTATTTGTGTTGAGGCAGCCAAGTGACCAAGAAATGTAAAAATTGTAATTGTGATTGTCACTGTGATGGTGATGTTCATGGAGATGTTTATGGAGCATGTACGTGTCAAAATTGTAAATGTCGTGAAGTAAAAGATGAGCCAGAAGGTCTCGTTGTTGATGAGACTGGAGAATGTGAATCATGTCAATAGGGGGTAAAGTGAATTATTATTTTACAGGAATATTAATTATAATAGTAACACTGTTAGCTTTTTTTGGTGGACCAGCAAGAAGTGCAGAAACACAGACGAATGTTAGTGGATCCAACACAAGTATCGAAGGTGGATATACGGGCGGTGCGACGACTTACGAATCAGGTAGCACATCTACATCCACTACAACTTCAACAAATAGTTCTAATATAAAATCAGCACCACCAACAGCAGGAGCTCCATCATATAATTCTATGACTCAAGATGTGTGTGCAGTAGGTGCATCCGCAGGTGTACAAACATTTGGTTTAGGTATCAGCGGTGGAAAACATTTTATCGATAAAAATTGTGAAAGATTAAAACTAGCAAGAATTTTAAATGACTTCGGAATGCGTGTAGCAGCTGTTGCTTTACTCTGCCAGGATGAACGTGTGTTTGAATCCATGATACAAGCCGGAACTCCATGCCCAATTTCTGGAAAAATTGGTAAAGATGCTCTAGCTTTATGGAATAAATATGACCATGAAAGACCTGATTACAAAGTCTATGTTAAACGTATGGATAAGAGAAAAAAAGCTGATGAAATTGAACAAGCAGCTATGACAAAAGAATTTGAAAAAATAGAGAAAAAAAAAGCTAAAGAAGAAGCTAAAAAATTGAAAAAAATGGAGTGGGTAGATCCTAAGTAATGCCCCGACCTGTACGAAAATGGATAGTAAGATTAAGAATGTGGTATGCAGATCTAAGAGGTCATCATGGTAAAAAATGGGATTATGAACCTTCTGAAAACTATATGAAAAAAAAAAATGAGATGGTGGACCTATATAATTTTAGGAGCATTACTATGGTTAATGCTTTCATGGTTTGCTAGTTCAGTAGGATTAGCAGAAGATAACGATACAGGTTTTTCATCTAATATATTACCTAACGCAGGGGACACGACATCGAGCTTAAGTAATGCTGGTCTAGATGGTGTTCAATCCGGATCTAGTGGAACATTAACTAACAATTCTACCCATAATGGGTTTACTATTACCTGTGATACACAGGTTAACAGTGCGTGTGGTTATGCCTTCAGCGGGGAACTAGAAGCTAGTCATGACATGACAGTTACAGCAACAGGTTCTTTAGTAGGTATAGAAGGAGATAGTACACCAGATGGTGTTACTCATACTTCTACA